GGCCGCCAGCCCGACGACGTCCCCGTCACCGGCGTGGTCGGGTCCCGCGAGCTGAAGGCCGGTATCAGGTCGGTGCAGGGCCAGATCAAGGCAGGGCACGTGTGGCACGACGGCGACAAGATGCTCACCGAGCACGTCCTAAGATCGGTCGCGAGGACGACGCCGTCCGGGCAGACCGTGTTCCACGTCGGCGGACCGCCGGACGACCTGACCCGCTGCCTCGTGATCGCCATCGACCTCGTGAACAAGCGTCAACGAGGCCCCGTCATGGTCTAAGTGCGCTACTCTGACACCCGTGGGTGTCATTGACACCGTCAGGCGCGGTGCCGAGGCTCTGGTTCGTGCTGCCCCCATCCCCACGCTCGGCGCCGGCGGCCCCTGGCACGTCTCCCACCCGGTCGACTGGGCCGGCTGGCCCTGGCACAACGCAGGTTGGGTGCCCTGGTGGGACGGCACCGCACCCGGCAACGAACGGGTAGCGGTTGTCTACTCGTGCGTCGACCGTGTCGCATCCGCCCTGTCGTCGATGCCGCTGGTCGAGACCAAGGACTCGATGCCGCAGCTGCCACGCCAGTGGATGCGGAACCCGAACCCGCAGCGCTACACCCACATCGGTGAGGCCATCGACGAGGTCGTGTGGTCCCTGCTGCTCCGCGGCAACGCCTACCTGTACGTCACGGCCCGCTACGCCGACGACGGCTACCCCGCCGAGTGGGTCGTGCTCGACCCGGCCCAGGTCCAGTGGGAGCACGACTACCAGTGGTGGGACGACTACCGGCAGGTCGGAGGCCGAGGCGGCTACCGCATCGACTTCGCCGAACCCGAGTACCAGTACCGCACCGGCGACGCCCGCCGCGACAACCTGCTGCACCTGCGGCACAGGTCGAAGCCCGGAAGCCCGATGGGTGTGTCACCGCTGGAAGCCGCGTTCAACAACATGGCCTCGCTGGAAGACATGGAGCGACTCGCCGGGAAACTGGCACGCCACTCCGGGCTCCCCACACAGGGGCTGCTGACCACGGATCAGGACATCACCGAGGCCACCGCGCAACGGTGGAAGGAGAAGTGGCAGACCCGAGGCGACGGCGACGTCGCCGTCCTCGGCGCCGGTCTGCGCTACGAGTCCCTCACCCTGAACCCGAAGGACCTCGCCATGCTGGAACTGCGAGAGTTCGACTCCCGCACCATCGCCGGAGTGTTCGGAGTCCCACCCAACATGGTGGGCGTGGCAGCCGCCGACGGCCTCACCTACTCCACCGTCCAAGGCAACGCCGACGGGTTCTGGCGCAACACCCTCCGCCCGATCGCCTCAAACATCGGCCGCGGCCTGTCCCGCTGGCTCCCCGCCTACCACCACGTCATGTTCGACGCCGACGACTACACACAGCCGCAGTTCGCCGACCGTATGCAGGCCTACGCCACCGCCCTCGGCGCGGACATCTTCGACCTCGACGAGATCCGCGCCCGCGAACAGCTTCCGCCTCGCGGCACCACCCGGGCCCTGTCGGACAGGGAGCGTGTGTCGTGACACTCACCCGCGCAGCAACCCAAGTGGACGTGCAGTTCGCTCAGCGCACCATCGACGTGATCGCCGTCCCCTTCGACCGGCCCACCACCGTCAACGACGGCGCCGGCGCCTACACCGAGGTGTTCGACCGCAGCTGCCGCTTCGAAACGGTCGACCCGCAGGGGCCAAAGGTCCTGATCAACCATGACTACGGGCAGCCCGTCGGGCGTGTCGTCGCGCTGGAGGCCACCCGCGACGGACTGGTGGCGCAGCTGAAGATCGCCGACGGTGAGGACGCCGCCCTACGCCGCGCAGCCGAAGGCCTGTACGGCGTCAGCATCGGCTTCTCCGCCGAGGCCGGGACACCCGGGCAGCTGATGCGCCGCCGGCACGCCGTCGTCCACGAGATCAGCCTGACCGCGTTCGGTGCCTACCCAGGGGCAACCGTTCTGGCGGTCAGGCACCAAACACGTCCACCTCGCCCGAGGCTGGATGAGGCCCGCGCTGCACTGGCGCGACTCCGCAGAGAAGGAGAACGCACATGAGTGACGTCATGTTGCGTCGTGACGTCGAGGAGCGCCAGAAGCACCTCGACTACATCGACGAGATGACCCGGTCCGCCGCCGAGGACGACCGTGACCTGTCCGAGTCGGAGCGGGAGCAGATCGCCACCCGCACCCAGCGTGTCGACCTGCTGAACAAGCGCATCGACGAGCTGGAGAAGGTCGAGTCGGTGCGCGCATCGTCGGCGGCGACGCTGGAGCGGATGCAGACCCGCACCAACACCGACACCGGAGCCCCCGAGTACAAGACCGCCGGCGAGTTCATCGCCGACGTGTGGCAGGGCGGCGCCGGTGTCACCGACGCGCAGCGCCGCGTCAACAAGTACCTGACCCGGGCCGCGGCGCACATCACGACCGCCGACAACCTCGGTGTCGTGCCCGCGCCGATCATGGGCCCGATCCTCCAGTTCCTCGACGCCTCCCGGCCGCTGGCGCAGGCCGTCGGCATCTCCCCGCTCACCAGCGGGCCGACGTTCTACCGGCCGCACGTCACCCAGCACACCCAGGTCGGGAAGCAGGCCGCGGAGAAGGACGAGCTGGTCTCGAGGAAGCTGACGCTGGAGAAGAAGACCGTGTCGGTGGAGACGTGGGGCGGGTACGTCAACGTGTCCCGCCAGTTCATCGACTGGACCGTCCCGGACGGCCTGGACATTGTGGTGCGCGACCTCGCCACGCAGTACGCCATCGAAACCGAGAAGGCCCTCGGCGCGGCTCTTGTCGCAGCTGCGACCTCGTCGGGTGCGACCATCGCCTCCCCGGACGCGACCAAGGTCACCCAGGCCATCTGGACCGCCGCCGGGAAGGTGTACGCCGGAACCGCAGGCATCGGCCGCGTCGTGATCGCCATCTCCCCCGACATGCTCGGCACCATCGGCGCGTTCTACCCCGGCATCGCCGGCGGCAACTGCTGCGCCACCGGCGACGGATTCAACGCCGCCAACTTCGGCAGCGGGCTGCAGGGCCAGATCGGCGGGGCCAGCGTGATCGTGTCCAACGGTCTCGCCGCCGGCACCGTCCTGGTCATGTCCACCGCCGCCGCCGAGGTGTACGAGCAGCGCATCGGCGTCCTCCAGGTCACCGAGCCGTCGGTGCTGGGTGTGCAGGTCGCCTACGCCGGGTACTTCGCGCCCGTCGTGCTGGAGGCCAAGGGCATCCAGAAGATCGCGACCGCCTGATGGCCGCCGGGGACCTGAAGAACGCCCCTTACGGGTGCGTCAACGACCTCGCCGCCGGTGTCACCTACACGGCACCGTCGGGCAACGGGGAAACCAACACGCCGCCAGCGCCCGCCCCTGCGGCGCCGAAGCAGGGTCAAGGCGGCAGCTAGCCATGCCCGCGCCGTACTGGTCTGACCCGCTGCACTGCCCGCACCACAACCACTGGTACGACCAGTGGGCGTGGATCGACGGCAGCCACGCGGGCATCCACCAGGGCGGCTGCGGCTGCACCAGTCTCAACGGTCCGGCCGGGGTCCCAGCGCCCCGGCCGACCGTTGACGACATGGCCCGATTCCTCAACGTCGACAGCTCCACACCCGGCCTGCAGGACCTGGTCGACATGGGCACCACCGAGGTTGAGCAGCGCGCCTACTGCGACCCGTGGACCGCCGCCCACTCCCGCGCAGTCCTGATGATCGGGCAGCGCTACCGCGCCTTCAGCAACCACGCGATGGGTGTCGTGGAAGGTGGGGAGTTCGGGCAGATCTACATGCCCCGCTACGACACCCGCGTCTGGTCGCTGCTCAACGGTGTCTCCGCGATGCGCGGCGGGTTCGCATGAAACTCCCCGACGCCTACCTGAAGGTGTACGACATCCTGAAGGCCGGGTCGCCACCGCAGCTTCCGGTCCACCCGGGCGACATCACACGCGCCCAACCCATCGGGCCCTGCCTGATCGTCGGGATGCCAGAGTCGCAGCGCTCCACCGGCGTCTGCTCGTGGGAGTTCGACATCTCTGTCACCGTCCTCGCCGGATCAGCAGACAACGACTGGATGCTCCCACTGCTCCACGGAACACAGATGGCCGCACAGATCCTCATCGCCGGAGGCGTCGGAGTCGTTGACGTCGTCCCCACCACACTCGACACCGGCGGACCCAACCCGCTACCCGCCTACGACATCCGCTGCACCGTCGCCGGATAGGAGACCCCCATGCCCACCAAGACCCAGACCGACGCCGTCCTCACCCTCAGCCTGAACACCGGCACCGCCAGCCCCGTCGACTTCGCCTGCCAGCTCTCGTCCGCGTCGTTCACGCAGCCCGGCCCCGGCTCCGTGGAATCGGTGAAGGTCGCATGCGGCGGTGACCCCGTCGTCGTCGCCGGCGCCGAAACCACCCCC